TCAAAGAGGTAAGCCTCGTAGAGAGTGCCGCCTTTTCTAGCGCCTCCGTCTCTGAAATTGCCGCTGCACGTGCTGAGTTAGAAGCTGCAACTAGTACAAAAGAAAAAACTACGACTATTTCTACGACCATCGTAGAAGTTGAAACAGAAACTGAAAGCGAGGAAGCTGTGACTACAGCCCCAGAAAATACATCGGAGCAAGCTCCGGTAGATGCACCGGTCGAGGCTGAAAAGGTCGAAGCCGCTCGTAAGATCATTCGCCCATCAGTGCTCGACTCACAAAGAGTACGCACTCCTATTATCTCAATGGGCTCATATACAGAGCACAAGATCAAAGCTGCACTCGGTAGCGAGGACTCAAAGCTTTATGTAACAGCTGCCGATGATTCATTTAGTACTAACCCCGCATTTAATCCAACTCAGTACCTCTCAGAGTTTCCAACTAACACTCGATTCGGTACACCATCTATCGATGCGTGCTCACGTGGCACACTGCCATCTAGCGGCATGACAATTAACGTACCGTCACTCGTTACAAGCGCAGGCGGTCAGTCAGGCGTTGCACCAGCTGTAACCGTCGAAGCTGAAGCCGGAGCTGTACAAAATACAGGCATGGTTACAGAGTACCTAACTGGTACAGTCTCTAAGTACTCAGGTATGAATACACTCAGCGTTGAATTGCTAGAGCGATCTGACCCTAACTTCTACGCGGAACTTACTACTCAGCTACAGAATGCTTACCTTAAGACAATCGATACGACAGTTAACGCCGCGCTAATTACAGCTGGTACCGTCGCTACTACTGCTCAAGCTGCTACATCTGCCGGCATTATTGGTTACACATCTGAGGCGGCTCGCCTTGTTTATGAAGCTACCGGCTATTTTGCTAGTAACTACATCGCTAATGGTTCACAGTGGCAACTACTACTCGGTGCTACAGATTCCACCGGGCGACCAATCTACAGCGCCTCAAATCCAATGAATAACGCAGGCGGCGTAACGGCTAACTCAATTCGCGGCAACGTACTCGGACTCGATCTCTACGTTGACAAGAACTTCGCAGCCACTACGACTGTAGACGATTCTGCAATCATCCTCGCACCTGAGGCATTTACCGTTTATCAGAGCCCTCAGGCTTACATGAGCGTAAACGTCGTGAGCAACTTGCAGGTACAGGTAGCGATCTACGGCTACATGGCAACAATCGCCAAGATGCCTAAGGGAATTATCCGCTACAACTTCACCTAAGCAATAACCCTAATAGTCGGTAGGGCTCCTAGCCCTATGAGCCCTACCGGCCTTTTTTAAGATTGGAGTAGAGATGCCAGCGACTTACGTTACCGAGGCCGAGCTAAGAGCTAACCTAGGTATCGAGAATTTATACTCGTCCGATATTGTCGAGACGTGCTGCCAATCTGCTCAGGATTTACTCAATCAGTTTTTATGGTTCGACGCTGCACCCGTAGTAGGTACAGCTCTACAAAGTAACGTAGCTACGGTTATGGTCGCTAACCCGGCAATCTTTAGCACGGGCGACTCGATAACCTTGAGTGGGTGCGGCTCAACTTTTAACGGCACCTACACAATTACCGGCACGATCCCGTGGACAGCTGGCACTACTACTAGCCTGCCGTCGATCGCCTTTAATAACTACGCTTTTAATTGGCCTAAGGGTTACAGCTTTATTCAATTCGCTAAGACTGCCTCTAACGCTAATTTTCAGCGAGTCCTCCCCTACGGCTCAGCCGTCGGAGCAGATACGAAGACCAATACTTACGCCAATACCCCGGCCGTCCGCGAGGCCGCGATGATCCTCGCCGTAGATATCTTTCAAGCTCGCCAAGTCTCACAGACCGGCGGCGTGACGATCGATGGATTCAGCCCTAGCCCTTACCGTATGGGTAACGCGATGATCGGCAAGATCCGAGGACTCATCGCTGGCTATCAAAATCCTAACTCGATGGTGGGCTAAAGATGCCGGCGGCGATTACTACCCTACGAGCTGATCTAGCTACAGCCCTTGCTAATGCAAGTGTCTGGAATACCTACGCGTTTCCGCCTCCAACTATCACAGCTAATAGTGTAATCGTGGCCCCTAGCGATCCTTACATAACTCCTAATAATAATACTTATAGCACCATCTCACCTTTAGCTAACCTCAAAATTATTATGACAGTACCGATGTTAGACAATCAAGGCAACCTAAACGGTATAGAAACTTTAGCGGTCGCAGTATTTAACAAGCTAGCCGCCTCAACCATCGTAATGAATGTTGGCGGTATGTCGGCTCCCTCAGTGCTTAGTGTGCAGAGTGGGGACTTACTTACTGCCAGTTTTGACATATCCGTACTAACGAGCTGGAGTTAAATCATGACAGATATAGAGCAGTGGGAGAAAGAGAATGAAGATTTCTTGGCCTTAATCGGTCAAGTTACTAAGGCAATACCTAAAGCGACAACTACTAAGAAAGACGAGGAATAATACCATGGCTGTATTTCTTAATAATGGAGTAGTAGTCACGGTTGCTACCGTCGATCTATCTAACCATGTTACATCCGTAACACTTAACCGTACCTTCGATGAGCTTGAAACTACAGCGATGGGACAGAGTGGGCACACATTTGTTAAGGGCTTGGAAGCATCATCTCTGACACTTGACTTTCTCAATGACACGGCCTCCGCCAACGTACTACAGACCTTGCAGACTGCTTACGGCACTAACGTAACCGTGACACTTAAGCAGACCTCAGCCGCTACATCTGCGACTAATCCGCTTTACACAATGACATGTCTAGTTAATAACCTTACCGATATTAACGGTGCGGTCGGCGATCTAGGTACTCAGTCTGTAACGTGGACAGTCTCAGGCACCGTAGCAATCGCTACTTCATAATCCAACTAAACAAAGGGGCACATCATGGCAAAGCTAATCGTTACGATGATCGACGGATCAGTACATAATATCGAGATCACGCCAAGGCTCGAGTATTGGTTTGAGCTTTATGCAAAAAAGGGCTTTCATAAGGCGTTTCGCGATGACGAAAAGCAAAGCGACGTTTACGCCCTCAGTCATGAGGGATTGAGACTGAGCGGCGTAGTCGTAAAACCTTTTGGACCGGACTACCTCGACACCCTTAAAAGTGTGGAGGTTGCCGAGTCAGACCCTTTAGCTTAGACAGGGAAAGCCTGCACTATCTCATAGCTCGATTGAGTATTGAGACGGCAATCCCTCCACAAGCGTTAATAGATTTAGATGCGTCGATGTTACAAATGTTATTAAAAGCGTTAAAGGATCGAGCAAAGGAGCAGGAGAATGCCTACAGAGCTAAAAGGCGCTAACGATCTCCGGAAAGCCTTAAAAAAGTTTTCACCTGATCTAGATAAAGCGGTAAGAGATGAGATGGTTTCATTTCTACAGCCTGTAGTAAAAAAGGCTCGAGGGTTCATGCCATCAAATAGCGACATGCCCTCAGGCTTTCTTAAGCGTGAAGTTAAGACGGCTAGGTTTCCGATGTACGACGCGAGCGAGGTAAGGCGAGGTATCGGTTACAAATTAACTCCTACTAAACCTAACCGCGAGGGATGGTCTGCGACGGTATCTATCCACAATAAGACGGCAGCCGGTGCGATTTATGAGACCGCCGGTCGTAAGTCTGGGATCTCTGGCAATTTTACGCCGAGGTTTTCGGGCGATCTTAAAGGTACCGGCAAGATGCAAGGCCGGGCGATGTTTAAAGCCTACCTTGAGGATGAGGGCAAGGCTCAGGCAGGAGTCATTAAGGCACTTGATACAGCAGCTAATAAATTTAATGCGAGTGGCAACTGATGGCTGAGTTACGCGTCCCAATTATTGTAGAAAATAAAGGTAAAAAAGCTTTTAAGGATGTAGATAAAAGTGTCAGTGGTCTTACTAAAAACTTTAAAAAACTTGCAGGTGCGGCAGGTATAGGACTATCAACCGCGGCCGTTATAAAATTTGGTAAAGCTGCGGCTACGGCATTTATAGCCGATGAGAAAGCAGCGTCTCGCTTAGCCATGTCGGTAAAGAATTTAGGATTAGCTTTTGAGTCGCCAAGGATTGAACGTTTTATATCCGAGTTATCTGCCGCCTCGGGTGTCACCGATGACGTAATCAGGCCGTCTATGCAACGCCTATTACAGACCACTGGCTCAGTTACAAAGTCGCAAGAATTACTCACACAAGCTTTAGATATATCAAGAGGTAGCGGTATTGAATATGAGACCGTAGTAAATGATCTTTCGATGGCTTATGTAGGTAATACAAAGGGCTTAACTAAATACGGTCTAGGTCTTACTAAGGCTGAGCTAAAGACTATGAAATTTGCAGATGTACAGTCTAAATTTGCAGCTACTTTCAAAGGATCTAATGCGGCTTATTTAGATACCTACGCGGGAAAATTTGAGTTAATTAATACGGCAGTCGGTGAAGCCTCAGAAAAGATCGGCGGTGCTTTAGTAGAGTCGCTTGTTTCAGCGTTTGCCGCTGGAGATCCCCAAGAATTTGTAGCCAAGATTGAGGGCCTTACAGTCAAAATTGCAGATATGGTGGCCTCCGCCGTATTTGGATTTAAAAAGCTTTACTACCTTACCAGCGATGCTGCGATCCTAGCCTCGCTTAATCCATTCGATGATTATGAAAACCAAGTATTAAGAATTATCGACGCACAGGAAAAAGCGTTTAAAGCTTCATTTAATCGGATTAAAATAGGTTATTTAGGATCCATGCCTATTGGTATTTATACTAGCCCGGCGGATTTGGC